GCATCATCTTTGGGTAATTTTTTCCATTGTTCTTTTGCATATTTGTATAATAGTCCCGCTTCATGTAGTGTTAATCCAATAATATTTTTTGGTGGGGGTTGTGGGGTATTCCAAGTAAAAGCACCTAATGGTAAGAATTCTGTATTATTTTCTTTTGGTGGTCTAAATAACCATAACAAATCTACAAAATCCGCTTTCATAATATTTCTTTCAATTTAGATATATATTTTTCTATAGTAATAAAAGGTTCATCTTGATTAACTGGCCATCTATACTGAGGTATTAACCTCCTTTCTACTCTTTTCCTTTCACTATTGTCTTCATCATGCTGTACAACTTCTGAAGTAAAGGTAAAATCTACACCATCTGGTGGATCACCAATAGTATTACTTAAGAATTCATAAAAATCGGCCACTAATTTTTTCATAGGCCAATCTTTTTTATCATAAGTACACATCCATTTAGGTACAAAGGTATCTCCAGCTTCAACATATTCTAATTTATCTTCTATTCTAGAAAATGTATGTTTATGATTTTTATATGAACCTATACCCAATACATTGTAATTTGTCGCCACTAACATTTCAGGATTAGTCATTAATCCGTCAAGATGTATATCTTGTTGAGACATTTCATCCCAATCTATTTCTCTTTTATACATCTTCAATTCTTTTCTACACTTTCTTCCTGAATCATCACGAAAATAATCTTCTTTTTCTTGGTCTTCCGAGCCTCCCACACAATACTGAGTATTATCATTCAAAAATTTGTTAACTAACTTAGAAACTATAATATCATATTTTCCCAATTCATCAAAAATTGTTTGAACACTTATTTCTGATACATCATGATCTATTAATTTTTGTATATCTGAAGAAAGTCTATCTAAGTCTTTTTGAAAATCTCCCGTATCAAAAAAGATAACATCTGACATTATGAATAATTCTAGTGAATTTGCATAGTTTAAAAATTCGAAAATCTTCTCTTCTCTAGGCGCCCTTCTTTTTTGTTGCTTTACTGCCTCTCTATCAAAACTTTGTACACATGCTATTACTGTATTAAAGTTGTATTCCTTTATCACATCTAATTGTTCTTTAGTCCAATCAGCCATGTGGAATTCCATTAATTTTCTTGGACAATCTTTAAAATTGGGGATAAGATCAAATGTATTTCTCATTATTTCGGGGGACATTAATGATGGTGTACCACCACCAAAAAAATAATTACGAATAAGATTTGAACTTAATATAGGTTCATAAAATTTTATTTGATTTGGAAGATATTCAGAATAATACCGATGGAAGGATTCTTTTTCAAAAAACGTTCCTTTAAATGTACAATATTCACATTGTTCTTTACAAAACGGGCTGTGGATATATACCCCTGTCTTTAATTCAGTAGTACTCCACGCTGTCAATATATCTTCAGCGAAAAGTTCTTTCATTTTAATTATTTAATATATTTTTTATTGTATACTCTGTATAGTTAAAACTGATAGAGGCAACTTGATATACTGGATCTGTTGTGGTACTATCAAAGGTTATTTCTGATAATGAAGTAGGAAAAATATCTTTAAAATGAAATTCCATTGTAGGATTCATGGAACTACTTAAAATAGTTAATATCGCACTTGTATATTTGGAAGTTTCACCAATCATCCATTCATATACTTCTTGCCAATTTTTCAAGTATTCATCAATCATAAAAGTTATACTAAGTGGCTCATAATTTATAATGCCAGTATGTCGAGAGAAATTACTCCGTTGAGGGGCGGCCATCATTGCGGCCTCTAATGATATTCCAGGTAAATTACAAGTTTGAATAAAAAAAGTAGTGTTAGGTAAAGCATCAATTTCAAACTTAAATTGAACATCGGCCAAAGGATTAATATTTTTAGGTTGATTTCTTAAAGCCATAGTTATATCTCTTCTATGAAGTGTAAATTCTTTATGTGATCTCTTTTCAATATTCCACGAAATTCTTTACCGTGTTTAGCGACTAAGTTTCCATGCTCATTTCGAATAATTTTTTCATCTGCGGCAAACCACTTCGTTACTTGATGCTCAAATGATTTAGCAGAGGCCTTAATCCAATAAAATTCTATTTCTGTAAATCTTTGAATTATTCTAAAAAGAACCTCACATCTTCTTATATTTGTTTCTTCCCAGCTGATATGATCTCTCACGTTCAGCATCTGCTCTTCTTTATGATAATTTTTAGAATCTGCATATACATTATCATAATTTTTGCTGAAAAGATCAAACCCCAATAAATAAATACTTTTTTGTCCTTCTATTCTTCCTGCATTTGGAATACATGGATGTATCACATCTTTGGTGGCAAGCTCTACGGCCGCTGTTCCTGTATTCCAATGAACGCCTGAAGCGTATAAATTTATAATTTTAGATTCAAGCTTTTTAGGAACCCAGATAACATGGTTTAGTTTTGTATATGCATCCTCTGCGGTTCCAGAAATAAATACAAAATGATCATCATTTGGACCTCGCGGGGTTTCAACGATAGGGAAACTTCCTCCTCGATTCCGACCAAAATTCTTTTGGGTCCATTTGTTCTCTGCAGTCACTTCTTCATATGCTTGAGCCGGTAATAAATTCCATGAATTCATTGTAAAGGCACAAGGACCATCATATCCTGAGTTAATAATTTCACTTATTACACCCGCATCTAGTGCACAAAGTAGATCTGGTGTAAAATCACGATAGAGTGCATTACATCCTATTGTCAAACCATCTAACTTAGAAAGATCAATATCTTTCCGGCTAAGACCATTTCCTATTACAAAAATTGAATTACTCATATTACTATTTAGTAAGCACAAAAAAAGGGTGGACATAAAGCCCACCCTTCTGTTCCCGTGTAATCGGAATTACATGAGGTTTGCAACGATAACGTGGCGATAGTAGCGGTTAGCGTTAGCTGTAAGTGAACCATCACCTGCTCCGTTATTTGCGGAACCGGTTTCATTCGCGAAAGGATTCGAAACAAGACCATAACGTGTCTTGAAACCAATCTTAGGCTGAAATGAATTCTCACCAACTGCACGAACCATCTGCAGAGGAACGTAAGGACAGTAGAACAGTCCTGCGTCATATGCGGATGAACCTTTGTAACCAACTGTGAAATAGTTAGTTGCTGCACTTGGTGCATATGGATCAACATAAACTTTGAAACGACCATTCAAAGTTCCAACCATTGTGGAACCAGTATCGTCTGGATCAAAATCATTTCCGGAAGGTGTTCCGGACAGCTGTCCTGCCATTGCTAATGCAGATGCTACATCTGAAGAAGTAATGAGAACATTACCTTTTCCTCTGCGAGTATCTTTAGCAATTGCATTTGCTTCACGTTCAATCTGGAACATTAAGCCTTTGAACTTCTCAACTGACCAACGACCGTTAGAGTCTGTGTCAAGATCAAAAGTTCCTGCGGTTGTAGTATTATGAGCTGCACCAGTTTTTGCGTTGGTGTAGATAGTTCTCATAACTTCGCGGTTAATCTCAGCCAAAATTTCGTTTGACAAGATGTTTGACAATTCTGTTTCAGCATCCAAGCCATGAACAGCTTTAAGATCCTGTGCCAATTCCATTGTGTACTCAGCTTTGAGTGCACGAGATTTAGCAGTAACAGTTACTTTGTCGATTGCGAATGCCATCTCTGATATGGTTACATCTGCTTCTTGTGTCGCAGTTGCGGTACCAGTACCAGTAGTCATACTAGCATATGCAGGGTTACTGTTAGCGTGATGTGTTCCGCTACCAGAAAAGCTTGTGTCGGCTTCAACAGAGTCTGCTGCTTCAACACCAGCCTGAGATGTGATGTGTGACTTCATAGCAAAGATCAGTCCGGTAGGACCAGTCATTGGTTGAACTCCACAAACATCATAGGCGATGAGATTAGGCATAGCTCTACGAACCAACGAAATCAAAACGGGATCAACGGTATCAACGTTGCCACCGGTCTTGTTAGCGTGAGCCGCTTCCTGGATATTTCCGAACATTCCACCCTCAGACTGGCCTTGCTCTCGCATTGCAGATTCTTGGTTTTCCAAGAGAACTGCGGTCACAGCCTTACGGTAGTTGTCTTTAATCTTAGGAAGGTCTTCATGCTCAAGAACCGGACCCCATTTTTTCTGAAGGTCTTCAGCTAGGTACATTTTTTTCTCCTATAGGTTTTAATTAATTTAAGCGACGAATCGCTGATGTATAATGAGACATACTATCATCGGTCTTAACTTCGGATTTCTCTTCTGTCAGTTCGATGGTTTCATCAGTTTCAGTAATTTCTGAAGTGACTGAATCAGTCTTAGGGAAATAACTCTCCTTAAGAACATTCAATTTTTCAATGTATTGCTCTGAGTTTTCAAATTCAATACCCTCTGCCAACTTGGAAATCTTCTCCGAATCGGTATCGGCAAGATCTTTAGTTGCTTCCTTGAGTGCATCTTCTTTTTTAAACTGAGCCAATTCTTTTTGGAGCTCTACTCCACGATTAATCTCTTCATCTAAAGAGCCTTCAAGTTGTTCAACTTTTGTGAATAAGTCGTCAACCATGTCAACTTTCTCTTCAGGGATGTCGATGTAGTGCTCTGTAAACAGAGTTTTGAGTCCGGACATGAAATCTTCAACCAATTCGGAACGAATTCCTCTTTCGATTGCCAATTCATTTTCCTTCATCCACTCTTCAACAACATACGTGAGATAACCATCAACCTTTTCAGTAAGTTCTTTTTGGAACTCTGCTGATTCGGCTTCTACTTCTTTCGCTTGTTCTTCCATTCTTGCGTTGACTTCATCTACAACTTTTGCATGAACGGCGGCTTCGAAAATTGTCGATGCCTTCTTCTTGAACTCTTCGGAAAGTCCCTCTTCTCCTTCAACTAATGCTTTCATATCATCTTCAACATTAATTGGTTCAATTTCCTGTGGGGAAACAGCCGGAGTACGAACCTCTTCTGTAACTTCTTGATCTTCCTCGATTTGCTCAAGGGAAGTGGAAGCCATAATTTTTTCGTATTGTGCGGCAAGATCACCCTTCAACATACCATTAACTTGATCATAGATGTTTTTCAACATTTGATTCTTAGTTGCTGGTACTTTGAAGTCATCAC